TAATAAGTTACCAATTGTGAACGATGTTTGCCATAATCATACAGGCACATACCACATTAATTACAACAACAAGCGTTCGGATGACCGCGACATGATTATCATAGTCAGCAGTCTTGTCATCACTGAAACTACCGATTGCATACTTCCAGATAGTCCACAGCTTTTTCATAGGAGCATTATATCAGATTTATTCGCCAGATTCACCTTGCATTTGTTCAACAAGCTGGATCAGTTGAATAGATTGATCTCGCAACTGACCAATCGTCGAGAGTTCTTCACCGCGAAAACCACCACGTCCGGTCACGGTATCAATTACAGCGACAGTACTGCGGGTCACGCGATTAGCGAGTTCCATCAGTTGCTCGACGCTTTCGTTCGTTTCATTCTTAGCCATAGCATTATTCTCCGTAAGTGCTAGTTTTTTCAAGTGCTACCCAGTATTGGATACCGCTAATCTCATTGACAAAATGAGAAATCAATTTAGATGAGATATCGACGCGATAATCATCATCAACCATCTTCAAGTTCGCAATGTTGAATACGAAGTTGAAATTAGGATCTTTGTATTCACCATCAACATCGATAGAGAACACGTTAGAAGTTTTGTCGTTCTGATCAATCACAGACAATTGTAGAACATCGTTCACAACAGATAGAGACATCTCAGTGTGACCGAGAACAGATGCCGCTCGCTTCACACGAGTCAACGTCTCGCGATCCAGAGCAAACGATACTTCACACTCTGGCATCACAATGTCTTTGCTGGGAACAGTAAGCATATCTATATCAGAGTAAAAGTACTTGATACGAGTGCGCCCGCTACCATCACTGATCAAAAAGTTGTTGTCTTCGAACGCCAGGCGAGGCGAGTCAACGAGAGACAACACGCTCAGAAATTCACTCAGATCATAGATGCCGACCTGCTTGGGAAATTCTACATCAACCTCAGCAGAACTAAGAACATTCTTAGCCTCAGAGATCGTCTTGATCACGTTGCCGTTGTTGATGACAACGTTAGGATTGATCGTTGCATAGTTCTTCAGAACAGTCAACGTCTTTTCAGTTAGTTCCATAATATCCTCGCACTTTTATGCACGTTAATTTCAATAGATTATACACTTTTCTGCGCTTGAGGTCAAGCGACTTTACTAAAGTTTTTCGATTTAACGAATTCGATCTTTTCATCAAACTTACCGTCTAGCATTTCTCCTTTGTGTGAAATAACAAATACGCAGGTGTCTTCGTCTAGTGTCTCAAGAATCTTCGACAGATTATCCACACCGTCTGCGTCCAAACTACTATCAAACGTTTCGTCAAGAATCAGTAGATTCGTGGCTACGCTGTTTTTCATCTTAGCGACCATGCGCCATGTAAACAGCAAAGCCAAATCGATTCGCTGTTTCTCACCCTCACTGAATGAGTCGTAAGAAAAGTCATCACGATAACGTGACCGAATCGATTCTTTGAATGTATCGTCCAGATGAAACGACACAAAGAAGTCCAACACTTGCAGATACTTGTTGACCAGATTGTTAATCACAGGCAAATACTGTTTGATGATCTTGGTCTTGATGCCAGTATCTTTCAGCAGTTCTGTAATGACGGTATTGTACGCGCCCTCTTCGGACAGTTGGCGTCTGTCTTTAGTTAGGGCTTGCTCTTCTTTGGTGTAAATCTCTAACTGCGAAAGTGAATCTTCTACAGAGTCAGTCTCGGTCTCAACTTTATCAACCTCTCGCTGTAACTGCTCGATTCGTTTTTGAGCCTGTGCGATCTGTGTGTTAATCTCAAACTCACGATTCAACTGCTCTTGAATCTTCGCAATGTTTTCTTCTACACTTCGATGTCGACCTGAGAGTGAGGAGATTTGGGCTGCGGCTTGGTGTCTGGCTTCTTCGAATTCGTCCCACTTTCTAGCCGCTGTTTCAGTCTTTGCTTGCTTAACCTCTGGCTCGATACCTTGGTCACAGGTGGGACAAGTGGAGTTATTTTCATAAAACTTAATCTCTTTGTTCAGTGCCTTTTGCTTCGTAGAGAATTGTGTGTCGAACTTCTCGACCTCACGAATCTTACTATTTAGCTCATCCATCTGACTCTTCAGATTCTTCATCTGATCTTCAGACACGGAGACACGTCCCAGACCAAGAGTTGTGATAGACTCTTGCAGTACAGCAATTTCTTTCAGACGCTCAGTCTTCTGTTCTCGGCTGAGTTTTTCTAGTTTAGCAACATAGTCACGTTGCGTCTTGATCTTTTCTTCAATCAGTTCTAACGCAACTTTATTAGCTCGCTCTTGCTCTCGCAGAATAGAGATGCGTTCTTTGAGAATGGTGTTCATCTTAGAGAACACGTTGATGTCAAGCAAGTCTTCGATCACCTCACGGCGATGCTGTGCAGGTAGTTGCATGAACGGAATGAAAGATGAACTGCCGAGCACCACAATCTGGTGAAATGATTTGTGATTTAGTTTCAGAATGTTCTGCTCAAGAATTTTCTGATACTCTTTGTTGTGGCTGTCTTGATTGATCAGCACATCGTCTTTCCAGATTTCGAACTTGTTGGGCTTGACGCCACGAACGATCTTATAATTCGACGGACCAATTTTAAACTCGACCTCGACGACCATTGCTTTGCCGTTGATCGAGTTGACCAGTTGACCCTTGTTGATGTTTCGATGTGCTTTGCCAAAAAGGGCAAACGACAACGCATCAAGCATTGTCGATTTGCCAGCGCCGTTTTGTCCAACGACTAGAGTAGACCTAGCACGATCTAAAGAAATGTCAGTAAAGTGATCGCCCGTAGACAAAAAGTTACGGTAACGCAAATTTGTAAATTTAATCATATGTGTACTATATCATACCGAAAAGTAGTGTGTCAAGCATCACCAGACCTCTGGTAATACGGCAGGTGCGTTTCTATACGATATCTGCTGTCTGTGCTTCTATCATTAACTCATGGACAAGTTTTTTGATGTGATTCTTGTCTAGAGGCGTTTCAACGGCATCGATGTAACTACTCAGTAGTTGCTCAGTCGATTCAACAGATACTCGATCATCTTCAACAGAAGAGCCAACGAACTCTTCGAAGTTCTCTGCGATCTTCAGTTCATGGATACGCTTCGATTGAATACGATCAAGCCAGTGTTCAAACAGTTTTGGATTAGACTTGTTAGCCACAACCACTTTGACAAACTTGTCGGTAATGTCAGGCAGTTTGCCCGTACGATACTTGTACTCAGCCTTCTCTACTGTATCATCGTAGTACAGCCGATGAAAGAGTGTGACGGTGTTTTGTACAGGTGTCAGTTCACGAGTCTTGGTGTCGAAGATGTGAAAGTACTTCGGATCGTGTGCGTCAGACCAAAAGAACTCCATCTGTGAGCCAAGATAGTGGATGTTGCCGTGATTCGATTTCGTATGAAAGTGACCAGTGAGTACTGTGTCAAATCTTTTGAAATCATCTGCACTCATACCATGCGTACATGGAATGCCTGCTTGCATCTCAAAGCCTTCTAACTCTAAGTGAGCGCCGACGATAGACGCTTTGCACGTCTTCAGAAACTTTTCGGTCTCTGCCTCGTTCTCATCATTGATCCATGGCACGAGTGCAACGGGCGTACCATCATACTCAACGACAGTTGGCTTTTCGATAATACGAACTTCAGCCATGTAATGACCGAGTAGTTCTTTCAGCGAACTCAGATCGTTCGTGTTCTTATAGAATACGTCATGGTTACCAGGAATGATGTCCATGTGTATCTTATGTTCACGCAACTTCTCAAGGAAGATTTTACGATTGTGTTCAAGGGCTTTGAAGTTAATAAACTTTCGATTATCGTAGTAGTCACCAAGGTGTAGAATCTTGGTGATGTTGTTCTCTAGCAGATAAGGAAAGAATACTTCAGAATAGAATTTCTCTTGATACTTCATCATGATATCCGATGAATTGCGGATGCCACAATGCGTATCGTTCAGCAATGCTATTTTCATATTAGTCCGTAAACTTACCGTCCTCGATCAGATGATGCAAACGGTGAGTAAAGATAGTCCATAACAAAGCAAGTAGGCTCGTCTCTGTGTACGTGCCCGACTTACACTCATACTTCCACATACAAGTATACTCCATTTATAACCACTGTGTCAAGTCTGAATCAGTTTTAGCCTTACGTCTTCGTTTTTCTTTTGAGGCATATTCTTTGAACATTCGGTCGCTTTCTTTCACTGCGTCAATTCGATAGCGCAATTCTTCAATGAAAGAGAATGTGGTATCATCACTGTGATCCATTTCACCGCTGTGATCTAGAAACTCTTGAATGTCTGCCTCAGCAATGAACTTGAGTTTAACGTCCTGTTGCTTTTTCTCTTTCTCGATGCGGCGCAGAAATGCGTACCATGCAATCTGCGTGAAGTATGCGAATGCGTTGGGCTTGCCTGTTCGCGTAGCAGTTTCAAGATTGTAGTTCTCGATGGCTTTGAGACAGTTTTCTACGGCGTCCATGACCATCTCTTCACGATACGTGTATCGCACAAAGTTGGCCTTATGAGACAAGCCTTCTGCGATTTTCAGAAAACATTCTGCAACGTAGTGCGGCACGATGGGTTTGGGATTGCCTGCTGAAACTTCAGCGTTGGCGTGTCTTACGTACTCGACAACAGCCTCAGAAAACTGAGCATTGTTGACGTAGTGTGGTTTGTTTTCTTTCATAAATCAGTACTCACAGTTTGCATGTTGTTACCATTATAAACTAAAATTAATTATAAAAAAAGCTTGACAGATCAAAAAAATCGTGTTAAAATCTATTTCCCAGCGCAGGGCGACAGAATATACTAATGCAGTATGTCATTGCGCTTAGGAAATGGTAGCACGTTTGATAAGATTCCAGTAGAATCATTTTCAATCATTTTTACCATGGCGTTCTGCAATCTTTCAAAGGCTTCAAGTTCTTGCTGTTTTGCCGCTAAATCTCTTTGCTTTCTGTGCTTATGCATTTCACCCACAGCATACTTATACTCTTCTTGAAGATGTACACTTGGACGATTTGTACTCACAACATGAAGAGTATTTACTAAAATATATTCATCGTTCGCTTCTAAGTAATGCGCCCATGGTCGAAACATGTAAACTCTATCGCCGTCTTGATCTTCACCCATAATGATCGACATCGCATTTCTAACAATGATATCTTCAGATTTATTCTGTGGCCACTCCATCACTTCACACACAACTTCTTGTCCGTTACTAAACTTAAACTGCGCTAGGTTTTCGAATTGCATGTTATACACCTATTTGTGTTATCTTGTAAGGAAATTTTTCGTTATTGTAAATTTTAATTCTCTCAGCACTATGTAGCAGTGTGAAATTCTTTCGTGACTTCCAGTGTAAGTCATCGGCAATGTCAAACAAATGTGTGTCTGTGCCGTCATCAGATTTTCTTAATCCTCTTCCGATTGATTGTAAGACGCGGATCTGGCTTTTTGAAGGAGACGCAAATATAATGTTATGAATATTTTTGATGTTAATGCCAGTGGAGAAAGTACCCAGACTAGCGAGTATAATAGAATTCTTTTGCTTCTCCACAATATTCCTGATCTGTTCTCTGTCGCTGGTTTTGGTTTCGCCAGAAACGTAAAAGAGTCTTTGTCCATCTTTTAACTTTGTTTCGATCAAATCCCGCAACACCTTGCCATGACGATCCACCAAGTTAAATAAAACCAACGTATTTCCGTTCCGATCGACCGCAAGGTTTGAAATGAATTTGTTTCGTCGCTCGTTTGAGACGATGAAGTCAATTTCTTCTTGATAGGTCTTGCCCTCCATTTCTTTACACTGTTCTTTAGAATACTGAAGCAATAGTATATCTATATCAAGTTTAGCCAGTGTGTCTTTCTGCTGAAGTTCATGCGTTGTAGTCACACGATGAACAGGACCAAATAAACCCTCAAGCACCAATTTGTGCACTTGTGTGCCGTCAAGTGTGCCCGTTGTGCCGAATCGATACTCAGCGTTTACAGCCTTATTCATAATCGATGAGAGCGATTTCGATTTGAATCCGTGCACTTCATCACCAAAGATACAGCCAAATTCATGGAACCACACAGGGTGCAGTTTATAGATGGACTGCCACGTTGTTATGACTATATCTTTGTCTGTCTCTTTGTCTTTGCCACTGTAGATTCTATGGCAATTATTGTCAACATCAAACCCATAGTCTTTGAAGTCTGAGTACATCTGCTCTACAAGAGATGTTGTAGGAACAATCAGCAGAATCTTTTTACCCGCCTGTCGATTCTCTAAGTACCATCGCATCAACATGTAAATGATAAAAGACTTACCAGAGCCAGTAGGTGACAACAGAATCGCTCGACGATACTTGATTGCATGTGTGAGTGCTTCGTACTGATAGTCACGTGGCTTGTAAGGCATATCGAGCGAGTCAAGCCACTCAATTGTTTTGAGGTGATTTACTTTGTTGGTCGCGTATGGATAGCCGTATGGACCTTCTTCGACCTTAATACCATAGCCGCGCTCCATCGCAAACTTTTTGATTGCCCAGTACAAGCCCGCATTGATTTGCCCAGTAGTTCGATCAAGCATACGAATCTTGCCGTCCCAAACTCTGCGCTTGACAGCAGGCATGAACTTAGCGCCGGGCACTTCGAATGTGAAATGCTCGGACAGTTCAGTGACTATGTGTGGCGAACACTCCGTCAATTGAAGCATCGCATAGTCTTTCATTCGTAACTTAATTACTTCCACAGGTGCGGATTTTTCTCTGCGTCACGGAATGTTATTGCAGTGATGAAGAACGCACCAAGTAGCACAAGATGCCCGGCAACACTGTAGATGCCGTAATAAATTGTCCAGCCTGCCCAGAATGTAAACGCCACTGTCCACATCACAGACAGATAGAACATGAGAATGAACTGAGTCAACTCGTTCGGTATGTGTCTCAGTGGATTTATTTTCAAATTAAAAAAGAACTCGTACAAGTCTCTTACCGCATAACCAATCTTACTGATCATTTTTCCATCCTTGCTTTCGCCATCGATCCAATGTTTCTTGGTGGATCTCGTTCTGTGAATAATACATTGTTATGCCACCGAATACCATCGGGCACATAAACACTGCAAGTAGTCCTAGTAGTCCTACGTCCATTAGAATCCTGCCTCAAACTTTTTCCAGTCAATCATATTTTTGATGGTTGAGTGGCGCCACTTGACATGATCTAATATTTCTTTGAGAGTATCCACTACCTCTTTTATATATGCTATCTTTCCCTCGCTGGCTATGATCTCTGGATCACTGTTGTAGTAGTAATCCATCTCGCCTTTGAGAATTTTTAGACCGTCAAACGGATCAGGATTCCAGCCCTTTTCGATAACAGTCTCTACTGGCATTTTACCGTTGTAATAAAGCCACTTGTCTTTCAGCAAAATCTTCTGTTTAAACTCAGCGTCTTTGAGTTTCAATTTTGCGTTAGAATATAACTCAAGATACTTCGCATGAAGTCTTGGCGTCTCTTGCGAAGAGACATCAAGTTTGTTATACTCTAGTTGTGAATCTTGCTTCCACTCTTGTAGAATCATTTCTAAATTCATAATATACACCTACTGTATGATAAGATACACGAAGTGTATTATATCACACTAGCTCAAAATAATCAAATCGGAAAGATGCAGGAAATGTGATATATTGTCCGTCTTGGGTTGCGGCAAACGTCACATCTCCTAGACTAGTCGGCAATGCGTTTGTGTACCGAATTGTTCTTGAAATATTGTTATGGCTTGTCAGCACTGAGATTCGAATGTCGCAGTACGAGGCTTGAGCGTCTGCGTCGGTCGTGCGCATTCTACCAGTATTTGCTTTGTGTTCTTCTTCAACCAGTCGCTTCATCCAGTCGTAGATTTCTTGATAAACGTTCATGTTCTCGTCCATCAGAATGTCCATAGACACAGTGCCGAATGACAGCGTATCACCTGGCGTGACAATATTGCCCACTCTTCGATAAGGCACCTCAGTCGCATTCATGTCCATAGAAGGGTGTTGCACCTGTTGTGCGAAAAACTGAATGTTTGGATAGTTCTTTCGATCAAGC